CACGGTGTTCCCTCATTGCCTTGTCTTTTGCACAAAATGCACCCCAATCTCGCCACTCGATCATAAAGTTGTTTATCTGCCTTAGTGACCATTTATGTGATCTACGGTCATCTGTTCTAACTTCTCTGCGGATTCAGCAATATCTACGCTGATCTCTAGCATTTGGGTTAAGTCGTTGCGCCTTAAAGCGTCATCGTACATTTTAGATAGTAGTTTAAGAATAAGAAATTCTTCGGTTATTTTTAATTGTGTCATTTTAAGATTCTATCTTGGTTGCGGTTTGATACTTCTAAAGTTTGCCATGTAGCGTGTCTAAGTCGTGCAGCTTCTAATTCCCATTTTAGCTTTTCAGCGTTTTCCGTAGCTGCTCCAATCGCTTTACATAAATTTTGATAATCTTCGCTTCGATAAGCCTCACGCTCCTGCGCCCCAATAGTTTGTTCGTTAGTTTCAGCCATTTTGATAGCTTTGAGCGAACTCTTGTACGCTTCAAGTTGCGCCAATTCACCTTTTGCTTGTGCATATTTACCTGCGTTCTCAAGAATAAAGTCTATACATTTGTTTGGGTCTATCTCTCTCATTTTCCTAGTCTTTTCTTAATTAACATTTTCATGCGTTCTTGGTCTTTTTCTTGTACAAGTAACCGTACAACTTCATCCCAGCCCCGTCTTTTAGCTACGCCTATATACCAATCGACTAGGTAATCTTCATGCTTGTTCTTCAATTTGCTTTATCTTTTGACTAATTCTTGCTCTCCATTGCTGCCAACCTTCGCCAGCGTAAGCCTGACAACCGACTTCTTGCGCTTTGGCTTTGGTTAGTTCCTCGCTGGAATACCAAGGCAATTCAGGTTTCTTGATCTTTTTAATTTCCATGTCCAGTTCATCTTCCCAGCGACCTTGATTTAGCCAAGTAGCAGGATGGGGAATAAAGTCTTTTTCGGTCTGCTTTAGCTTCCAGTATTCAATGTGGTTAGAAAGGGCGTTGAAGGCATCTTCCTGCTCGTTGTGGGTCAACCTATCCCAAGACTTTTCAGCAGCCCTACGCCCTTGTTTACGGGGATATAGGCTATAAAATTCAGCAAAGTTCATCGTGTTATCTCGTCAAAGTTGTAGAACCACTCGTCTTTTGCCGACCATTTAGCATGGTTTTCAACGCTGTAGACTTCGGTTGGTATCTTAAAATCAGGGGTTTTAAGTTCGGCTGGCACAAGCGAAACATCGTACCAAAGACAACGGTTATTAGGCTGGCAAGCAAATTGCCCGTTATCCAGCTTAATAAAGTTATATGACTTGTGTTCCTCGACCCCTTCGCTAAAAGTTGTATCCAAACGATTACTGTCAGGGTCAGCAAAATCAATGGTGAACAGGTAATTACCAAAGTGAAACTGCTTGTCTTTACCAAAGTATTTGACTTTAAGGCCACGCAAATTAGACTTTTCAATTACCGCCATATCGTAAGACAAACAATCCCATATCTGCAAATAATCTAAAGGCAACACATCTGTTGTTTTTTTCCAAACATAAGCACTAATTGGCAGCTTATCGTATAGCGCACCGTAATTAGTCAGCATAGATTCAATACGGAAGGCTTGACCTTTAATGGCTTTGGCGGTCATCCATACACAAGGCTCTAGTTCCCCGTGACCTTTCTCATGGTTGTAAAGGTACTCTTTACGGACAAAGCATTTAACGGGGGGTATGTTAGCGACTAAAAATGTCATTTATTTATCCAAAATAAGAATATGCCAGCAAGCAGCATAACGGTTGCAAACATAGCAAAAATGCCTATTGCAAACACAATCATTACTGTTTCGATCATTGCATCACCCTGACGCTAGGTGGGCTTGGGGGTGTCATTGGTACTGTATAGCTAGGAGTTCCAATAGCAGCCCCATAGGGCGTTACAATTTGGTTGGGGTAGACCGTCAATGGTTGACCAACACTATTACCGTGTGGCGTTAATACATTGACCGTATTGCCGTTCTGCTGAATGTAGCCAGTAACCTGACCTTGTTGATTTTGAATCACATAAGTTTGTGCGTGTGCAGGTACGCCATAAGCAAACATCGCACCAATAATTGCACCTAATATGCAAGCACCTAATAAGTCTTTCATCGTTCTCTCCTATTTCACTCAACATTGAGTAATGCTAGTGTATTAAGTTATCTTAACAATGCAACATTTATTTTATAGGTAGTTTCCCTAATGTTGTTTTTTTACACATAGTTACCCCAAAGGTGATAGCACCCCATCCATTCAAGAAGTTGATCTTGAACTAATGCTCCCAAAGGTAGTGTTCATTCGATACAAGGTTGTCTATCACCATTGTCCTTGTAACTTGTGTAGTCCCCACTCAAGGCTACGGGGCTTGCTGTCAGGTGTAAACCAGCCCATGTTCTATTCCACGCCACCCATCTAGGTGCTTAATATCGTTTGGAGTACGAAACAGAAATAGAAAAACCCCTTTAGGTTGTTCTAAGGTGAAGTTGCTTACAAAATGGGTCGGTAGTCATTTGGTAAACACTCAGAACAACCCAAAAGGGTCTTGGTCACCAACCTAGTTATCCGCAGACTTCACTCCGCTTACTGGTAGTGTACTACAACTTATTCCAACTCAGGCCAAATTAACCTGTAAGTGTTAGGAAAAAGGCTTTTACGGGTAATCAGCCCATGCGATTCTTTTTCCAGCGTTGCTGCCAGCATCACCAGCTTATCCATTGGTATTTCACCGTTTTGCCACATAGACACGGCTGGTACTGATACCCCGACCATCTTGGACACACGAGTACATCCACCCAATAATTTGATAATTGCTGTTGCGTTCATGTAAGGTATCTTAACTTATGTGTATCTTTTTTGCAAATACTTGTTGACTTGTGGTTTAAGTTACCTTAATATGGTCTTACCCTACTTAGGGTGATAACTACCCTAGTTAGGGTGAAATAGAAAGGTAAATTATGAGTGATTACGATCAGCAGTTAGCAGACCAAGTTCAGATGCAGTTTGAACTGGATGAAGTATTCAAAGACTTGGAAGATGGTGTACTTCTTACCGAGCGTCAAGTAGACCTATTACGCCATTGCTGCGGATATGTCGCACCTAAACGCAATAACCATGTAAACCCCGTCATTCGTGACATCGTGAACGACTTTGGTCAAATTTTTGGAGCAAACAAATGATTATTACTGATACGCAAAAAGATTTTAAGATTGCCCCTGCTGGCTTACATATGGCACGGCTTTATTCCATTATTGATTTAGGCCATCAAGCTACAGAATGGGCTGGCGAAACCAAGATCATGCACAAGGTCGTATTTACTTGGGAATTGCACGGTGACGATGACGCAGGGCTTCCGCTAAAAACAGACGAGGGAAAGCCTTTAATCGTGTCCAAACGATATACCGTTAGTTTAGGCGATCAGGCTCGTTTACGGCAAGATTTAGAAAGCTGGTCAAATAAAAAAATGACTGCGGAAGATCGCAAGAACTTTGACCTTAAAGGCTTGCTAGGTAAGTTCTGCATGGTAAACATTACGCATAGTGAAGATGGTAAGTACGCCAACATTAGCGGCATTAGCCCTGTACCGTCTGCTTTGCGTAACGCCCAGCCTGAAGGCATCAATCCTACTAATCATTTTTGGCTGGCTGAATTTGACCAGTCTAAGTACGATGCGCTGCCAAAGTATTACAAAGAAAAGATTACCGAATCATCAGAATGGCGTGGTCAGAAACAGCGTGAAGCTGCTGCACCAAAGATTGAAGATGACAACCTTAACGATATTCCAAAAGACGGCACTCCAGCCTATACAACCATCGGCAAGACTGGTGAACGGGCAACCACGCTTCGTGACGCACGGAAACTCGGACTTCTGCCAAGTGTTACAACAATTAACGGAATGCTATCGAAAGCAGGGCTTGATACATGGAAACAGCAGCAAGTCTTATTAGCTGCTTTAACGCTGCCCCGTATGGAAGGCGAACCCGAGCAGGAATGGCTGTCACGGGTAATGCAGGATTCCAAAGCTACAGGTCGTGAAGCTGCGGAACGGGGTACGGCTATTCATGCGGTCATTGAGGCGTATTTCGATCAGGTTTATATGCCTGAAAAACCACCGTACTTAGATGCGATTGATAGTGCGCTTAAAAGTGCGTTTGGAGAGCAACTGTGGCTGCCTGAGAAGTCTTTTGGGCATCCGCTAGGGTTTGGTGGCAAATGCGATTTAATGGCTAAAAACGGCTTTGTAGTCGATTTTAAGACTAAGGATACCGACCTTGATAAAGTCGATGTTTACTTTGAACATGAGATGCAACTGGCAGCTTACCGTGAAGGCCTAGGAGTACCAAACGCTAGATGCGCTATTGTGTTTGTAAACGGCACAACTAATCAGGTCAAATTAATAGAAGTTGAAGAACAAAAGTTACAAAATGGCTGGGAGTGCTTTCAACACCTATTACGGGTCTATCAGATCAAGAACGGCATATAATGGGAACGGGCGGCAGGGTTAGACAAAATCTATACTCCTTCACGGGACTGCCGACCCACCCCACCTGTTGTATTTTTACCACATTAGGGTATGTCCCTATAAAATAGTCTTGACAATGTTAAGATAACTTAATATACTGGTGTTACTCCATTGGGGAGTGAGATAGAAAGGAAACAAAATGTACGAAAAAGCACTCAAAGAGTTTAGGGAACTTATAACTCCTAACCGTGATGATTTAGACGGCACTATTGACCACCTTGTATTTCGTGCCCAGCACGAATTAGATTTAGAGCATGAAGGTGAAAACGAATATATAAGTTTTGAATTGCCTAAAGGCGAGTACGCAAGACTTACACGATTTGTAAAAAAGTGGAGCGGAAAATAATGGCTAAGTTAAATAATTATGTAGTTTCCCTGTATTGCGGTGACACATACCTTGATGTGTACGGCAGCGTTGATAAAGACGAACCCAATGTAGGCTACATTGGCGGCATTGA